TAGAGCATCCCTGCCAGCGTCCCCATCCCGGCGATCGACGCCACGATCGCCCCGTCCGCCACGATCGTCACGACCACCGCCCCGGTCGCGGTGAGCGACGCCACGATCGCCCCGTCCGCCACGATCGACGCGGCCACCGCCCCGGTCGCGGTGAGCGCCGCCACGATCGCCCCGTCCGCCACGATCGACGCGGCCACCGTCCCGGTCGTGGTGAGCGCCGCCACGATCGCCCCGTCCGCCACGATCGACGCGGCCACCGTCCCGGTCGCGGTGAGCGCCGCCATGATCACCCCGTCCGCCACGATCGCCGCGACTACAGCCGCAGTTGCGACAATCGACCCAGCCATCGGGCCATCGATCAGCTCTATATAGTATGCAGTACCGAGATAGATAGGCGTGGCGACGCTATTATCGACAGCAATTGCAGCGACTCCCGCAGTCCAGTTATCAGTAGTCGCCATGCCATAGGGGGACAACGCAGTACACGTCGTTTCCCACTTATGCCATGATCCACTGTGATATACGGCAAATCCACAGATGTTATTATCCTCCAACATGTATACGATACAGCACTTCGTCTCATCCGCCGATACGGATAGTGCAGTCCACCCCAGCCCGGGATCCTCCGCATAGGGCATCGGAAATACATCGAGCGTGAGTGTCCCATTCGCGGCGATACTGTCGACCTTCACACCCGTCGGGTACAGGCTAGATCGATAGATGCAATTGATGCCGTTGACCGCTACTCCAGAGTACGTGTATCCAGTAGCCTCGGTATACGTACTCCCCTGCGACCACGTATGATCGCCACTGGTCGGGAATACGATATGTTTTTGCGATACACTGGTGTACTCCGATGGCGTGTATCCGAGCGTGAGTACGAGTGTCCTATCACTAGTAATCTGCGCAAACGTGCACGCACTCTCGTGTGCGTCCCAGGGAGTCGTATCTGTGAGTACTGTATCGTATCCCGCCGTGCCGTCGAGTTTTGTGAAGTGCGACGATTGCGTCGCGTTAAGCGGACCCTTACCCATGTATACAGATAGTGCCGATCCCGATCCGTCGGTCACAGTATATACTAAGCACTCGGTCCCGCTAGAATCGCGCACTGCGTGAATGCACGGACGCGTCTGTCCGCCCTCGGGGGTCAACGGGATTGCGAATGGCGTCGTCCACGATCGTCCCGTGATCGCTCCGGCAGTGTACGTAAATGATACGCGACCGTATTTGAATCCCCCAGACACTAATAGTAGGTGTACAACACCTGTCGAGTCTTGTGCGCACGCCCCGACCTCGCCAAAATAGTCGATATCCCCTAACTCAAGCGTCGACCACGAAGCGCCGAAATTCGACGACACCAGCGCCCATACGGTGCGGATACCGTCGTATGGATCATGGGGTACCGTCACGATCGCGACAAGCTGACCACTGCCGCTAGTGTGACAATCACGAATCACTAGCGGTTGACCTGTACTCCAAATAGCACACGGGTCACCATCCGCAGTGGTCGGTGCGGTCGTGAAGACTACGTGATAGGCCTCGACAACCGAGGCGCTCGTGAATGCGGCGACCACCGTCCCGCTCGCAGTGAGCGACGCCACGATCGTTCCGTCCCCCGCGATGTCCGCGACCACGGCCGCAGTCCCGGCGATCGACGCCGCGATCGTCCCGTCCCCCGCGATATCCACGACTGCAGTCCCGGTCCCGGCCAACGCCGCGACTACCGCCCCGTCCCCCACGATCGCGACAACTACCGCCCCGGTCGCGGTGAGATCCGCGACCATAAAGTCAAGACCAGCGAAGCCCGCGACTACCGCCCCGGTCGCGGTGAGCGCCGCCACGATCGCCCCGTCCGCCACGATCGACGCGGCCACCGTCCCGGTCGCGGTGAGCGATGCCGCGATCGTCCCGTCTCCCGCGATGTCCGCGACTACCGTCCCGGTCGAGGCGATCGATGCCGCGATCGTCCCGTCTCCCGCGATCGCCGCAACCACTACCCCGCTCGCCGCGATCGTCCCGGCCAGCGCCCCGTCTGCCACGATCGCGGCGACCACCGTCCCGGTTGCGGCGATCGTCCCGGCCAGCGCCCCGTCCCCCGCCGCGGCGGGCATATAGATCCGCGATCCGTTCGTGCGCTGGAATAGCCGTGCACCATCGACGGTAGTATGCCCAGTCCCGGTCTTCGAGAAATTCCTACCCAATCCCGAATAGTCATTGACATTCGCAGCGGATCGTAGCGGCCACCAGCCTGCGAGATTTGCCGTCCGCACAGGTCGGTATGAGTACATCTGCTGAATCACCGTAGCGTCGTCAACCTCGGCGGCCCATACGATTACGTTCGAAATCGCGCCGTTGAACTCTTCGATCTCGTTATCAGTCAGTGCCCATAGCGTACCATTGTAGCTAGCGATTGTACCACCCGCTACGAATGAGAATGCCCCACCCCCGGCTGGTGACATCCACCCCTTCATCACCCCCGCGGAGGTTGACTTGAATCCACAATAGTACCGATTACCAACAGTTAGCGTGCCGAGGTTGTACGATGAGTACCCTGTCCACATCGACAGAGTTGTGCCGTCGGCCTCGGTCGCGAGGCACATGATATTGGCGTTAGTCGTAGCGTGCTCGATGACGCCAGAGTAGTTATTCGTGTCTCCGAACGGTTCGACCCAACACGTGAGACTATATCCACGACTAGCCACAGTCGCAGACTGCGTCAGGTAATTTCCATTTGCTGCATTTCTGACAGCCATTTACGTATCCGAGTAGGAGACCTTGATCATGCCCGTGACGATTGCGTCACCGGATAGACCATTTCCAGCACTCAATCGTTTGAGGCGGAAGTGCACGATATCATCCGCGGCTGCACTATCAAGTGCGGATACGACTACAGTCGTCCGATGCGGCCGGCGGGCTGTCGTCCCGTCATGATTCTTGGATGTCGTGGCCTCGGTGTCGAGCGCATCGGTTGTGAGATCGACGTTGTCCCCCGGCGTAATCGCACCAATCGACACACCGAACACGACAGCTCCGGACGTGCCGGTGTCGGCAATCCAGTCGATGTCGAATGTGATATTCCCCGATCCGTACCCTCCGAGACGGATCGGGTAGTACGCGCACTCATTCGCAGCCGAGTCAAAGGCCAACCCCTCGACCTGGAAATTCGTACCCGCAGACCACAACGCCGGATAGGCCGTGGCCAAGAAACGCGCAGCTAGGACGTCGACATACTGCACTACTGTGCCCATAGTACCCTCCGATCCGATCCGATCCGATCCGATCCCCCCCCTCTCGGAGTTAGTCGAGCGTCACAGTGAGTGCACCGAGTGCGATCTTCGGCGTGACCCCTGTCGACACGACGAGCGGCGCAGTCATTTGACCGTAGTACAACAGCTTCCCCGTCGATGTATGTGCCGTACCGATCCCAATGTGTGTAATCGTTGCCCCGGTCGTACCACATGCAGCGAACGCAATCTCCGCTGCGTTAGACGCAACAGCAGCACTCACCGTCCAACCGGCATCGGTGCGCGCCACAGGGACGCGGGCGTAGTTGGTATACGCCGTTTCGCTTGTACTCTGCGTCCCCGTCTCATCTGGATTCGCTGTATGCAGACTAACCTCTAGTACAGTCAGAGGACTCGATGAATCATTCTCTGCGATGTCCGCAATCGCAACCGCTTGAAAGATGAGCTTCTGTAGATCGTTTTCGAATGTATTCCCGATAGTCATGAGTATCTCCTAGGTTCCGTATCTTGTATCATCATCATCGTACTAGTCGTATATACCAGCGCTAGTGTCTGCTCCAACTCCGCCGCTTCTAACCGCATTCGCTCGATAATCGCATAGTTCAGCGCGCATACCTCACTGTCGATATGCGATCCCGTGCACACCATCCCCCATGCATTCATCGACGACGGTCGCACGGATCCTGCGTTATATGCTGCCGCGACACGCGGAAAATCGCGACCGTACCGAGGGATGAGATCACGCGCGATGAACCGAGCAGCGATCTCCAGCGACGTCTCGGGATCGCACAGTTGCGCATCGGTGCGACCGCCTTTGAGCGCAGGATTTGTGATCTGCATCAGACCTACGCCACCGTCTGCACTGTGCGAATCCGGCTCCCCGCCCGACTCGCGCCACGCCATCGCGAGCAACCACTCAGGCATTAGCCCCCACCGCTCCGCTACCTGAGTCACCAGCGGGCGCCAACGGGCGTCGACGTGATTATAGCTATTGACCCAATCTCCAGATAGTACCGGTATGCGCTCTTCCCCGTCATCTCCAGTGACGTGGATCACACCATTGGTATCGGTGCGCCATCGGTACGGCATGGGGCATATCTCCCTAGCTAACAGCGCTGCAACTATCGCGTGAATAATCACACACGTATCTCCAGACCGTGGATGTCCCACGAGTAACGGATCACGTCCTCGGTGACCCAAGCGCACCCAGACTGCCACGACCCATCGGGGAGGTGACAACCGCCCCAAGACGGACCCCAAGAATTCTGAACCAAATACTGTCGCACACCCCCGATGAACCAACGCGCGGCGATTCGCTGCGCGTGCCCACCGGTAAAGCCGTCTCCGATGACGTCTAAATCGAGTACCGCATCTGGACGATCGGGCGTAGATCGGAAATCGCTATATGCAGTAGATGTACTAGTGCCAAACACCAGCGCCGTAGTCGATTGCGCCAACGCCGAGTCCACGGCGTCTAGATCTCCTAGTGGTGGCACGAAGTGCGTCACACCAATTTCGCGATGGTCGTATGCATCCAACTGCTCAGCTAGCGTGTCTTCTCGCGCGTCATCACTCGAATGATCTTGGCTATCTTCACCGAGCACGTATGCGCGCCAGCCGTAGTGGACGAGTGATTCTACTGCAAACTCCAGAGCGATCCCTCGCATGATGTCTAGTAGATTCCCCTGTCGTCTCCGCGCATCTTTCCAGATCCCAATCGCCGAGGCTAGGCGAGGTATGCCAAGCACCGCATCGATCCCTGCCGCAAACGCCTGCCCGCCGCACGACGGATTAGATAGCTGACTGCGGATACCCATGATCGGCTGGACGATGATGGGATCGATCGTGGCACCGAATCGCAGCGATCGCTCTTGCTGATATCGAATCCGCGATTCGCGTCGATCCGGTTGGATCCCGGGTAGCGGCCGCGTCATTGACAACCCCCAGCCACGACGCGATTCAAATCTGCGCAGGACTCAAGTCTCGCGATACACGCGGGATGCCAATCCCGGCGAGGGGCGTCCGCAAGCGCAGCTCGGCAAGCGTCGCGAAACGACGCGCCAGCCGGGGTTTGCCACAGCGGCACTCCCGTGTCGGTACGGCACTGGAGTGCGAAAACTCGGGCCTCTGCTTGTGCACAGTCGTCGTCCGTCGCGGGGGTAGGTGGACGCTGGCACGTCGCCAGCGCCGCGACCAACAACACCCTCATTGCGAGCATGGGGTAGCTCCCAGCAGTCGCTTGACCGCCTGTTGTGCGAGACACCAGGCGACACGCTCAGCGTACTGCGGGGGTGGGGGAGTGCCGCAGATCGCATCCTGGAGAATCGGTACAATCTCAGGCGTGACGCAGACAGCTAGGTCCTCCGCAGTCGGTACTCTCGCGCTAGTGCAACCAATCAGCGCTACCGCGACGATCAATCGTTTCATGGTTTCGTAGTCTCCTCGGGGATTCCAGGTACATGTGCTTTTCGAATCGCAAGAGCGATTCTCATGCATACCTGCGTCACCCCCCACGTCTTGGGAAGGACGTTCCCAAGCGTCGAGATTAGAATGTATAGTGCTCCTACGCACCCGAGTACCGTGTCCAGCGTGACGTTACCTGTGGTCATGAATCACCTCCGCATGAGCTGTAGTTGGTATTACGTGCGTAACGACAGACGCTACTACCGCACTGATTACGCTGGCGAGTATTGCCATCCGCCATGCGCGACCTCGCTCCGTCCGCCGACGATCATCTAGTAGCGACCGGACGTGCCCAACCACGCCAGGATTAGCCTCCGTCCCATCTCCCCGCACGGCTAGATCTATACGATCCAATTTCCGATCGAGCGCGTCGGCATACGGACATGGCGAGGGGATGCAGGTAGTCATGATCATTCCACAGAATCCACTACCAGCTCCGCGTGACTTGCCTGATGCCCCCCGTCCCCCATTAGGCACGACCCACCGCCGACTAATGACCAACTCACTGCTACTGTATGCGCACCAGCGGCGACCGCACCGACATGTCCCGTGGCGTGCAGTGCTGTCATACCAGACGATGGCACTACCTGATAATACGACCCCTCATCCGTTACGAGTACACTATCCAGATAAGTCGTAAATGCCAACTGTTGATCCATGGTGCACAGTGTGGCGCCAGAAACGATTGTATGTACGTCCCCCACAACGCTCGTCGTAAATGCTAGCGATACTAACTGTACAGGCCCTGTGTCCGCAATTAGCGACAACCCTGTCGTCACGTGGGCGAAATGGCGCGCGCGCTTCTGGTCCTTAATCCACACCAAAGGTACAAGGCTGATACCCCATGTGCCACCTTCGGGCGTGATTGGTGTAAGCATATGCCATGTCGTATTGGCATTAATAGTACCTTCTTGGACGTATACGGATAGCCCGCCGACGAGTTCAGCATTTTCGTCTAGGTCATACCGTCGGAGCCAGTACCCACTGCCCGTACCCCCGTCCGGCATCGCAAGCGGCTCGTGCACTACCATGATCCCGTTCTGGGCGGGGTCTGTCTGCGCAGCTACGAGTACCGAATCGCCATCTACAAGATCGACACCGTCGTGCGTCTGTGCGCCTTGAAACACCACAATATTAGACGTTGTCGTGGCGCGCACCACACGTGGCGCCGGCAGGCCGCTGTCGTAGATCCATGACAAGGACGTAGTACCTAGCGCGATCGTACCGATAGTTGCGAGATGCCACACGCCAGAGTGCAGCCCCTCGGCGACGGGGACGCGCACACCAGAGCGGACAACAGACGATGCGTTGAAGTCCGATCTAGCCGTCCAGGCACCAGAAGCCACTACCCACAGGCGATTGTCCGGGGCATTCGTCTGCGCCGTCGTCAATACGCTATTACCCACCGCTACGATGACACCACTAATCGCCTGCGTCCCCGCCAACGTAATCGGGCTCGTCGCGACTGCGCGCACAGGTTCGAGCATGCCGGGTAGGCGGCCATTGATGGCGTTCGCAGTTAGCACAACTGTCGTCATATCCTCGACGGGATCGTCCGTAGCCGCGGCGTTGGTAAAGTTAATCGCCGCACGCCTTGTCTGCTGCACGCCATCAACGCGCACAGCGGTACTCCCCGCGACGAGCGGATCTAGCATCGACCCGACAGTGCGATCGCGGTGACACGCGAGCATCGAGATGCATACACACACGACTACGATCAATCGATTCATGGCGTCCACCCGTCGATAAATCCCGCAGTCACCTTAACTCGCGGGTGCGTCGCAGTAAGCCCAGCCAGCGATCCCGCACCGTGCTCGCCTGTCAAACGGATACAGTACATCGCAGCATCTGCATAGATAACTGACTCCGCCACCGTGGGAACGATCACAGGATGATAAGCTGTATATCCAGGTGCACGGATGAGATCCATAGCGTATCCGATTGACGTCGTCGTACCGTCAATCGTAATCCGATCGAGATCGATACGCGAAAAAGTCATCGTGTTCTCGTCCCGCGTCCCTGTCGCTCCTCTGACGTAGATCTCCACATCAGTGATGATACTCCGATCGGGGACTTGGAACGGCCAGTAGAGCACCGCTCCGGTGGTGCCGAGAAATGTGTACATACCCGCACTAGCCGATACGAGATCAGCATCGAAGATAGGCGGAGAACCGATTACGCGCCAGATCGACACCGCATCGTATGCACGCTGTGCCTTGATCATAGTGTGCGCGTAGGCGTAGAATGTTCGATCCGCCAACTGCTGTAGTGGTACTCCAACGTTAGTCATATTCCTACGATCCCCACCGTCGGGAAGATCTATATGATCCTGCCACGCATTCGCACCGATGTACTCACTCATTATGCACCAGCCCAGTAGGATAGATTTGGATCCCGGCCGTAACAATCACCCCATGTCCCGTCGGGGACATGGATCCACTCCGACGCCTTGAGCACCACTATGATATTCGTGCACTCGGCATGTGGGGGTCGCCACGCGCGCACAATTGCGTGAATCGAGTCGACCTGCTCCGGCGTCGCGTCGCAATCCCACACCCCACCGTCGTCCCACACACCGGGGTCGTCCCACACGCCATCTGTACTCCAGATGTTGTGCGCATGTATAACAATCCAGAATCGCGACCACCACTCGGGATGTCCGTCCCAATCCCAGGTCGGGTAGGCATCAGTGATTGTGACATACCCCGCGGCATCGATCGCAGTCGTGCGCCCGTTGTTATTGACGATTTCAATCGGCACATCGTGCCCCGAGAAATACGCGTGCAACTGCTGCGCAAGCGGCACGTGCGAGCCGTCGATCGCGCGGTCCTGCCGCCACCGTCGCAACTGCGCAGCGTATGACTCCGCGGATTGATCATACCCGCGACAGATACCACGATCGACGCCAAGGCGCGCTAGCGACGCCTCCGAGTAGTAATTCGGGAATCTAATCTGCACCGCAGCGACTGCGGAGTCGACTAAATCGTCGAGAATCACCGCGATTGCATACAGTAGTCGCGCCCCCACTGTACCGCGGAGCCACCCGGGTACTATCCGACTGATCGCGTCTCTGGCCTTGATCAGGTCAGTCATGTCGCTACCACCGTACCTGCGACTGTGCCCAGCGCTGCTACTTCGCTGTCATCGAGCGAAACGTTATCAGACGGGATACTCACAACGACGCGGAAGATATTGGGACTGACGTCCGCAATCGCGCGACGAATACCATCGACCCACGCGTACCCCTGTGCACTGCCGGGGATCTTGTATCCTCCAAGCGGTAGCGATCGCATGAATGACGCCAGCGCCACGACAATCGCAGCATCGAGACCAGCAGACTGTGTGGTCGCATTCGGTACCACCCACGCTGTGTACGTCACGGCGATGGGTACTACGGTCGCGCTAGCTGTCGTGAGTGTCACCGTCGCTGGGACTGCGCTCCGCTGTAGATACCAATCGACAAATCCTAGATCAGTTAGTAGCCCCGAACTACCATCGGGACGCGCATGCACTTCCAACACATCATCCACCGGACCGTCAGGACCAGCGACTGTGACTGTGACGTGTCCCGTCGTCGACGACAGGGATGTACCGACGCGATCGCAGATCGTAGATCCGTCGATACGCGCTACGTGCAGCGCTACGTACTCATAGATATCCCGCGGACCGTTCGGCGATATCGCACTCGCCGCATCCGACATACGGATCTGCAAGTGCGCATCTGTCTCATCATCTGTGCCTACGAGCGCTCCAGGATTCGAGCACGTCAGACCTAACTGATCGGACACCACCACCGTGATATCTCCTACAGCCGCCGACGATTCGGAGCCTACCTCAGTGGCCGCGATCGCGATCGTGACCGTACCCCCACCACCAATGATAGACTTAATCTCCTGATTCGTATAGTATTTCCCAGTCACAGATGACGCGACTATCAAATCCCCAATCTCAAAGTCATACGTACCGCCGGAGTTGTTCACAACTACAAGTCCTCCCGCGGCTGCACTCGCAGGTACCCAATCGATTCCATAATCCTCCGCTGCCTTAAGCCGTAACCACTTCCCATGCGAGGTACTCACGAATGCACTTCGGGCTATATTCGCGATCAGTACGGATATCGCAGCGAATACGATCGACACCGCGGATACGATCGTCCGTACGACAGCCCCCGGCTTCCAAGCCGTTGTGGACAGACGGAGCCGAACCATAAGCTCATAAATTTTCGCCGCTACCTCTACGGGGGTCAACGGCGTAATCAGATCCTCAATCGATTGCTTGGCCATTGCTCGACATAGCCTCTAGTAGTACCCCCGCATCCGTAGCCCTTACGATAAGCGTAAATGGTCCCGCACCTACAAGCGTTCCCGTTATTGACACTCGTAGTATATTCGACCGGAATGTCACATCTACATGAACGTCCGCGTGGCGATCGTCGCGCATTAGCTCGGCTTCGATCGCGCTTGGTAGCTCGCGTATCTCCTCTGCCGACGTACGTCGATTGAGACACAACATGATATCCAGTCCGTAGTCTAGATCTACCAGCGTCGAGCTCGTCGCATCGCACAGCGATCCGTGGGGGGTCGAGAGTCGTCGGTAGTCAGATTGTAGTACTGCCTCAACACCCGACACGTCGCGCATACCCGCATCGACATCGCTAGTACACGACAAATCCACGCCGTAGATATCGTCATCATACGCCGGCGCAATCGGCACTACCGCTGCCAGCATCTCATCATATGCATCGCTAAAATCGCTCACGGCGTCACCTGGAATACCTGACCCAGTATTGACCACGTCGCACCCACCGTCGTGCAGAGCACGATTGCATTCGCATGATCAGCTGGTCCACCCCCAGGGAAACCCGCTGACAGCTCTGCCGATAACGCGGGACCCAGCCCATCCGCTCGACCATCGTACGCATATGCCCAAATCCCCCCCGTCGCTGCGAGATCAGCGAACCCAAGTACAAGTGCTAGCTGCACTTGTAATAACGCTAGTAGATCGAGTACCGCATCGATCTGCACCTGGAGACTAGGAGGTGTTAGGCCTAATGCGATCGCCCCCTCGAGATTCGTCTCGATACCTCCAGCAAGCGATAGATCCGCACTGAAGCCCCCCAGCGACGGAGCGAAATCTATAAGCGCATCAACCCGCGCTTGGAGATCCGGAATCGCAACAGCCAGCGCCGCGAAAGCACCGGGGAGACAGAACCCCAACGAAACTGAGCCGCCTCCTAGCGCGTCAAGACTCATGACCCGATTCCCACTTTCGAGCTCCCGATCGTGATCGTGCCGAGCGAGTAGCCGCCAGGGAACGACACCACGCCCGTCGCCGGCTGTCCGCCGACTGTACCGATAAAATACGCGGGGGGCAAGAGTACTCGCACAGAGTCTCCCTTTCGCGCAGCGTCCTGCGCATTGTCCACCCCCCCAAGCACGAGCCGAACGGGTACGAATTTAGGATCTGAGATATCGGAAAAACCGGAGATTATGGGATCTCGCAGATCCCCCGCGATAAACTCCACGAACACGATTGCACCCGGAGTCAGCTGTGCCCAAGCCCCCGCGATACCCGGTACCATGTCGACAGATAGCGCGTCGGGTAACCCCTCTGCGATCGACACAGACTGGAGATTGACCCGCCTATCAGCCATGCTGTAGACACGATATCGGTACTTTCCGAAAATACGCTTACTGACGATCTGCTCAGCGATCGCAGTCAGCGACTGCTCAATCCTCGACCCCGCTGTCTCATCAGTCGACAACCATGCGCGAACGCGCACGCTATCTGCAGTAGCTAGGATCTCCAACTCGCGAATGACACCGGAGGTCGGAAGCCCATCTACCACCGTTGATCCGATACGTACGACTGATAGATCGTCCGCAGTAAGCACCGCAACGTGATTGACCAAATCGTAATCGAGCAACTGGTACGTCTCACGCGCTAGCGACGCGCCTCGGCGCGCACCAATCCGTGTCACCCCCTCGTAATCTACCCACCACAGGGTGTCACCAATCGTAGATTCTAGTGACGTCGATGCGATCGACGCTGGCCGTATCCACGATCGACCCAGCGTCCGGCTAGGCGGATCGACTACGCGTTCCCCACAGGCGCGCGCAATATCATTGATGACGATGTCAGCCCGCACGCTGGTATCAGCATGATACGACTTACGGGGTATCCGTTGTGACCAACCACCCGCACCGCCGACGACGAATACACGCGAAACACCGTTGAATGTACTCGACAGTGACGAAGATACCACGCCTCGCAGTGACAACCCAGAGACCAGAATCGTGACGGATCCGCCGAGCACTGTATCGTCATCAAGTCGGCACTCGGCAGACCACACACCACGATTAGGCACTGATACGAGGAGCTCTACTACCCGGTGTCCGTTGATCGTGATCACGGCTTACCCGCTAGTAGTTCTTGTTGTTTCGCTAACTGATCCGATAGTTGCGATATCTGCATCTCGTATGGATCTGACACTACAGATGTCGTTCCGACGAGTTTCGCTACTTGTCGTTTCGGTATACGAAATTCGATCATTTCGACTTCGATAACGTACACACCAGGCTCGAGCTCTTTCGGCTGTTTGATCGTCTCCACACACGCCGCCGTGATCCCGCAATCGACACACCAGGGATGCCAAATCGCAAACGACTTACCCATGAACGATTTAGGTAGCGCCGCCAGCACAGGCTTAAATCGATACCATGCTGACCAATCCTCAGGGGTATAGAGGTACATCAAGAGCTCGAAATGCGATAAGCGCTTACCTAAGAATCGCGAGTATCCACCACTCAATCCGGGACCCACCAGCTCATCGTACTTCCGCTTGTCCTCTGCACCGCGAATCGTCGAGTAGGTCATAGGCGTACGCGCACCGTTGACCCGGACGTAGTTGACCGGTGTCGACAGCGGATTGACCCACGTGGTCATGCCCGCACCCCCATTTGCACGGCGACGCGCTCTAGCACACGAGCTATCTCATCTCGTAGTGACTCCCCGATTCCCTGCGCACCAGGCGCCTGGGAATGCACATGTAGCTCGTGAATCGTCACACTAACAGATCGTGTGCTGGCCGTATTTCGATCCCCCTCGGTTCGCACGTTAGTCGTCAACACCGATAACGGCTTCGCGTCGTACTCGAATCGAGGCATTGAAGGCAGCCGCATGCCCGCATCGACTCGCCCGCGCGCCTCAAATTTCGGAGCCTCGGGAGCCTCCGGACGAGCGAGATCAAAAGCCGCCCCCAGCCGCCCCACCGCCCGCTGGACACGGGGGATGCCGGCCTGGAGACCGAGCTCCGCGCCAGCATCGAAACCCGCGCCAACGCGGAATGCTAGCCGGCTAGGGCTATGCACTTCGAGTCTCCCAGCTAGGGTCTTGCCAATCCCGAGTGCGAGTGCCTTGACCGCAGCCCACACACGCGCCGCGCCGCGCTCGATGCCACTCACCAGACCGGTGATAAATGCATCGGCCGCGGCCACGGCGGATAGATCTAGATTCTCAAGCCAGCGAATCGCGTACCGAATACCGTCAGCTATCATGACACCAAAGCCGTACAGTCCGTACGCGAGGCCAGCGACCACGCCCGCGACGAGAAGCACTGCCGCGATCAATGGCGCAAACATCAAAGTAAGCGCAATCGCCCCCGCGGTGGCAGCTACCGCTACCAGCCCGAGTACGCCAACGAACGCGTAGAGTGCGACCATACCAGCGTAGATCGCAACCCGCTGGAGATCCAGTCCTCGCAGTAGGTCAGTACCACCAAATGCACGACGCAGCGCAAGGCGCGCGTCATTGACCACGATCATGAATCGCAGCGCAGCAATCACCATACCTTGGAAAAATCGATGCACCAAAGGAGCTAGTGCAATGAATGCACTATTAAGAGGCGACAGCAGTACCTCGACCATCTGACGCAGAGCTTTACCACTAGACGTCGACTGATCGAATAGACTAAGCACCTCGCGAAGAGCGGATAAAAACCCCTCGATTCGCAGGCCTTGAAATAGTCTAGCGACATTCTCGCGGAACTTAAGCATCTGTGTAGACAACGACAGCATCTGCCCGCGCGCAATCGCACCGAATCGATTCTCAATCCACTTAGTATACCGCGTCACGGATTGACCCATCCACGCCGCGCCGGCCACCATCCCTTTGATCATGCCACCGTACGACTCGCCCGCCGCAGACGTTGCTGTAGCCACGGCCTGAAGGCCGAGACTTAGATTCGCGCCACGCGCACCACTACGATACAGCTCTTGCGCAAGCCCTGCTATACGGTCTCGACTAAGCGCACTCGACGACGCAACGTTATCGATCGCGATCTGTAGATCCCCGGCCTTGCCCGCCGCAAGACCGAACCAGTTGGGGATCTTAGTCATCCCCTCTAGCAACAACCGCTCGGATCGATACGCGTCTGCAACACGTAGTGCGTACGTCGCTATCACCGCGACACTAGCCGCCAGCGCAGCTGTTAAGACAACGACGGCCGCGGCCGCGACGATCGCGACGCCCGCGAGTCCAGCCGATCCTAGAGTCTTGATCAACGATTGACCACGAGCGATCATGCCCCCCATCGGACCGCCTGCGAGATTCGCGCTAGCAATAATAGCATCGATACCGCTCTTACCCTCGACACCGTGCGCAAACAGATCCGACATCGATTGACCAGTGCGATGATACTGCTCAACTAGTTGTGCATTCGTCGTCTTCTGCGCAACGACACGATCGCGTAGATCGCGGTAGCCTTTCGTCGCCTGAAGATTAGCGCCGCGCATGAGGGACATAGCGCGATTCATTGACGATACCGACTTAAGCCCATCTTGTAGTCTGTTGCGAAGCGCACCGACAGACGAAGCCGCCGCATCCGCCGGACCAGATGCGCGATTTTCTAGATCGACAGAGAACGTCGCTGTAGTTTCGTCACCCATTCGTCAGCGCCTTCCGAATCACTCGCAGATCGTTCAACCCCTCCGCTATTAGTATTAATGCAATCGTTTCCCGCTCTTGGTCACTATCCACATCTGGGTGAATCAGTCGCGACAGGCAATCAGCTGCGAATATAGGATTACGCATCGCCTCCGATCGCCCGTCCACTATTTTCCCGCGAGTGTCTCCTCCGTCATCCCCGCTAGGCTAACGACTGCATTAGCGACTAGATCAAGCAGCGCCGGGCAGCGAGTGCATAGCGCCTCGAAAGCCGGCACGTCCTCGAGACACGGATGTACGAGATCGTCCAGATCTTTCGTCGCTAACTTTTGCGCTAGCATCCGGTCTCGGTATTTTTGCCACACGACAGCGGGTGGTGGCCGGACGAGCACCACCGCACCATCCGGCGTATATACCGCACCGAAATCACGACCGCGGATACCCTCGTGCTCCGCCACCGCGACCTCAGACTCAAGTCTGCGATCCGCAATCGCAGACTCCGCTTCTGCAATCACCTGAGTCTTACGCACTAGCGCAACCGCTAACCGTGCCTTCATTTCATCCCGGTTCATTCGTCCTCGTCTGTGTCAGCTAGTCCTACACCGTCGATAAGATACCCAGTAGGTTGCCATTCCCACGTCGTCTGTAATGGATCCGCCGACTCCTCATGTGACGATCCGTCGCTCGTTACGACGCAGTTGATCGCCTCTACAGTCGACACCTTCCCCAGCTTGACGTACTGGAGATAGATCGGTAACATCGGATTACCGTAGCTGTAACCACTAAGAGATATACTAGCGACATAAAGCCGCAAATCTGTAGCCATTTCGGTGAACATCTTGACCTTGAATGGTCCAGGTTCTGTGCGACCGCGGGACATCGCCAGAGGCGCATGCGCCTTGCTCTGACCATACCCCAGCACCCGGGGGCGCTTCTGCTCGTAATCGATCGACGTCGCCTTGTACCAGCGCCGATCTCCGATTGTGAGTATGCAATCACCCCACGATAATAGATATCCGTTGACTCGCAGTGTATCCGGTGATCCGCCCGCGGCTGCGCTCGTCCCAGACCCAAATCCTGTACCAATAGCTATACCAGGCATGTCGTCCTCCTTAGACTGGTACTGAGAGACGGCCCGTAAGCTCGATGCCCTCAGGATAATAGTCACATTGCACGCCCCAGGTCCCTGTGAGTCGAGACCCCGCAGGACGCAGATCGATATTCCGATCTAGCACGACTGTCCAGTCAGAGGCCTTACCGGTGAGCACAGCCTCCAACGATCTATACGCACCAGATTCCATTTCGATCGCCGCACTCGGAAGCAAATACCCCGTGCGTTTCGACAAGTGCGCACCGCGATTGAGACGGTGTAAAAAGTACCCGTAGATCGTTCGAAGCGCTAGCTTATAGATACGCCAGTGCGGCTCGATCTTGAAATCCGAACTAGCTGGAGAGAATACCAGCGGACGATTTACGAATACCAGCTTCCCCTGCTGGGGCATCGTCCGGAGAACCATGTACCCCAGATCGTCCAAACCTGGTGTCACCCATTCGTCATGGTGCTTTGGGTCGCCGTTGTCGTATGTAATCGACGCACCAGTCAGCAGTCCCCCCGGAGGATCAATCTGTGCGATATTGACCTCTTCCGACACGCTCAACCATTTCACCACCGCCGCGAACATAGCAGAGCGGCGGTAGACGCATCGAGACACTGCGGACACGACCTCCGCCGCGCCAGCTACGACTGTCCCCCGCCCGAGCGGCGATCGATACGACGCACTAAGCACAGCCGCGGCAGCGACATAATCCGAGTGCGTCTCGCCGTAAGTCGGCAACCGAAACGGGGCGATCCAGCGACGCGGCTCGCCATCTTCTTCGAGCGCGATTACCAGCGTATCCAGAGCACCGCCGATCGCGGCCGTGACCGGTGTCACCAGGACTAGCGCATCCCAGGGCTGCGCCGTTGCCTCAAGCGCCGTGGTTGTCGCGGCGAGATCTCCCGACGACGACTCAGGAGCCGTCGTCCAAAAACTGAGCTCATCCTCCGCAGTAATTGACCCGTCAGCTAGATCTACGATTACGCCAGCTAGTGTAATCGATGTCGCCGTACCCAACGCATAGACTTCCGACGACCAATTACGACCGCCGTCCCGCGTAGTCTGATACGTGATCCCAGCAGTGTGGATACTGCCACCCGTCTGAAATCGAATACCACATTCGAAATCGTCATACGGCGCGCTACTACCGTTGATCGTAGGTACGCACGTACTACCCGCGTCGAAATCTACAACTAGCGATCCGTCAGACGCCACGATCGGCGCAGTCGTCGTAAATGTGTACGAATCCATAGCCACGATAGTAGCGGTCGTGAAATCGATTCGCACACCACCCGCGCCGGCGATTGTGATATACGCCGCAGTGCCGAGTGCGGCCGCGACTGTGTACGTCGCACCACCGTCGAGCGATGTCTGATATACGATACCCTCTGTACCGATTGTACCGCCGACGGGGAACAGCACAACGACTGAAAAGACAGCACTAGGCGTAGGATTCGTGTGAATCGATCCAACAGACGCCCCTGTGCCGTGGTGCGTCACAGCACTGCACGTACCTGCAACAGCCCCAATCGGCTCACCCGCCGTACCCTCAATCGACGTGGGCGTACGAAAGCACAACACCGGAAGACCAGCGTCTGTCAGCATCGACGCCATCTCTACGAGCGGTCCAGCGCCGAGTGCTGCAATGACGTCATCCTTACGCGCAAACGGACCATACGCGACTGACGCAGTACCAGCCATCGCCGGCCCCGCTACCGCGTAGAGACTCGCGCCTGCGGGCACGCCAGGCATCGTACCATCAACTGTGGTAATACGTACATACGGAATCATATCATTCCTCCGCTCGCAAGATTGTCAGTATAGACTCATCCGCCGTGCCCTCACGATAACGCAACGCCGCTGCGTCTAGTAGTGCACAGATTGTATCCTCATCCGCGATCTTCGCACCGATAGTGCACACCAGGCGCATCTCACATCCCAGCCCCCGCTCCCGTTGTGGTACCCACCCCACGGACTTGACACCGATTGGTGTCCCGATCGTACCATCGCCAGCTGCGAGGTACAGCATAAGCCGGACCTTGTCATAGAGTACACGAGCCGCGCGCCATTGCACGAGCTCCTTTTCCGGAGACGACGCATCGTAAGTCCAAAGATAGATCGCAAATCCCTCGCCAAGAGATGCCACAGATCTCGGATTCTGACCTAACCCCCTCGCGGGATCATCGGTGCTTACCGTATCGAATGGATCAAATACCACCCGATTCGCACACCCCAAACCTTGATTGATCTGTCGTACAATCTCTCGATGTCCAAATACTACCGATATACCAGGCGCAACAGCGGGAAGCGTCACGCATGCGTACTCATACAGCAACTCAAGTGCAAGTGTCGCACTCATCTAGGTACGTACCTTCCGCCACGTTTGACGAGATGCTGGAAACGCTCTTCGAGCACGTCCTTGATCCCGTGCCGAAACGATCGTGGCAGACCTGAAATGGGAATCATATTCCGACGAAAACCACCCAGTCTAGCTGATCCGCCGTGGTACCCACGAGCATTACCGATGTGATGCATGACCTCAACACCAGACAGCCGAATCATCGCCACAGTCCCGATTGCGCGCGCAGTGATTGCGCCTGCGATACCGACAAACATCCGCCGACCATCACGAGCAGGCGTCCACGCATCACCATATGGGTTTCGCTGCGCGCGAACATTTTCAATACATAACTCGCGAATCTTCTCGGCCACCATAGGTGCGCCCGATTCCGCGAGCCCGCCGATTGCGCGCAGCTGATCCAATATTTGATCCATTGCTGCGAAACCCGCGGCATTCATCGCGCACCTCGCGACGTACCACTTCGATTCTCGTCCTCCGCCACGGCTGCGTCATACTGCACGTCACGCCAGACGTACGGACTCGCCTCACTATACGCAAGCGGTCCGCCACGAATCCCCGTCGTCGTAGTATCCGCACGAAGCGGAAGATCGTAGAGACCGCCCTGCGCATCTGCAGCCTCGCGAATCTCAGTCTCCGCACGATCCGCGGCTGCTGCTATCGTGGCCATCTGCGCGTCAGATGGCGCGATACCCAATTTGATATACGCATCGAGCGTGACTAGATCCACGCACCATCCAATTACGATTACCGGATGCGGCTCCAGAAATGGAACGTCATATCGTTTCCGGAGCCGCCCATCGATCCGGGCTGATCGAATCTCCGATCGGCTTACTACCCACCCCGGATGTCTCTCCTCAAGCGCAAGCACACTATCTGACGGCATGACCGTGCGCGTGAGAAAATCGTCCAGGGTAGGTAGATAGTTACTCATGTCGCGCAGACTTTGACGATCTCGTAGGGATGTCCAGGAGCTACCGCATTACGACCATCCGCCAGCCATTGGAATTTGCGCTGCCTAGCCAGCTCTGCCGATGTCATCGGACCGTGGTACGTGACGCTAAATGCCTCGCGCTCTAGATAGACAATACCACCTAGCGTGCTCCGGGCGCCACCCAAGGGTGCGAATACCACGTAGTAAGTCGTGTCCGATCCACCGTCGAATGACGCACCGAGTTCGTCACACACGACAGGTGCGCCGAAATTCAGCTTCGCGATCATCCCCTGGACGTCCGTCGATCCGCCCTGTGCGGCCGCGGCGCCTGCAGACATCGCGATAAATCTTGCGTCAGTCAGCAGCGTACCCCGAGACATGAGTGCTGGCGGTACGAACCACCCTACGGGCCGTAGACGTCGTGGATACTGGCCGTTCGGTTGCTTAACTCGCGCCATATACGACACGAGCTTGCTCATATTCGCAAGCGCCACATCCGCGGTCACCGATTCGTGGATCGGTAGCGCACCAGGATAGTACGCATCACACCCAGCCGGAGGCGCGCTTCCGCCGTACGCGTCGCCGGTGAAAAAGTTGGCGAACGTCACACCATTCGACAACACGGGATTCGCCGGGTGGTCGACGGCGAACAACGCCTTTGCGTCATACCCCGTAGCGATCGCGGCGGTTTCGCCATGCTTCATCAGATACGACACCCGCTCTTGCGGCCAATACGCAAATGCGCTCCCGATATCCGACGACCACTGTGTCGCGGCTTGGATGCCATTTCCGTCGAGGTCCTCCAATTGATTACGTGCAATCTCGAGACCCTTACCGACATTGCGGTTAGCGATCTCAGTGTACGTCGCCTCGATCGTATCGTACTCCTGATTCCCGCCGTCTCCCTGATCCTCGAGCGTAGCAGTAGAGATCAACCACGCAATCACCTCGCGCTTGGACTTACTGGGAAGCACACGCGCCACGTCTGACCACCAGAGTGTCGATGCGAGTGTCGCGTACGTATTCTCTACGATCAGCCGCATATTCGACTCGAAATCCATAAACCAACTAGGCGTCAGCATTGTAGTCTCCTTACGCGGCTTGGTAGGTACCGCAGGCGAGGGCCCAATTGGTGCCGTCGAATGCGATGGTGCACGACGCAGCCTTGTTCGACGTCATCGCCATAAGCGTCCCGGTCCCGGCGCCGCCATTGAGAACGTTACAAGCGGTAGTCGAGCCGAGGGCTGCGCGCATGATCGTCATCTGCATCCCTGCGCGAGCACCAGTCGTCCCAACGGTGATATTCTTCCCATCTCCCGACGCCGTGATTCGTCGTGTGAACCCATCTGCGATAACAACTGTGATATCATTCGTCGCGTCGATCGTGCCATAGCTCAGCGGATCCGCTGCCCATTCAGATGCCGTCGCGCCGGCATTCGTGCGAAGAATCTGATACGCCGTTCCGTGCGCTACTTGATTCGATGCGATATTCCCCGTCTGCACCGTCAGTTGACTACCCGACAATTTCTGCACGAGCACGCCTTTAGTCGTATCAACAGCCCACACCCGACCCGCAAGCGATCGGGACGTAGACGTAATCGACACGTGATTCGCGTCAACGAAATAGCACACCTGACCGATATCGGTCGATGCGACATTGTTTGGAGACGCGGTATTGAGATACCACTGCAGATCGATCGGTGTAATTAGATCGATGTTACACTCCACAGAGCTGGCGCTCGAGGTGAAGTGCTCCTTGAAGTGACCAATGTACAACAGCGTCGTTGACTCCGACATGGGGACAATCAGTCCTTGATTCGCCCCCGCCGTGAGCTCGATCGCGCAAGCGCCATCGATATAGGGGGTAACGTTTGGCGCAAGCCACATACGTCGTGTTTTCCACGACGCGGAAATGCTATGCGTATTCGCTGCGAGAGTCATATCACACCGTCCTCTGCGTCGTACGCGACGCCAAAATCGTCTTCGCATCACTCGCCGAAATTGCGTGTAGTGAGTGCTTTTGCGTAACCTCATCGAACGTCAACACATGACTGAGATTACGACTAAGTCCCATCTGCTCCCGTAGTTGTAGATTCTCCGCGCTCGGCACTGTATTCGATCCAACCGTCGCTTGCACCCGCGTAGCCGCGAGTGCGTCCGCCGCCGTCACTACGCCTGACGGGGGAGTCGCGATCCGCGGAAAGGAATCGACCACCGCCTGTAGACCGCTCGCAGGGACGACGGCTAGTGCCTTGACCATCGCGGGTGTCAGATCCGGGCGCGACGCCAAAATGCGTGTCCGTGTCTCCACGTCGGCCGCGGCGACGCGCTCTGCCTGGAGATCGCGAGCAATCGCCACGACGTCGACTGCGGCAGCTACCACAGTCGTCTCTTTGGGCTTGTCCTCCGCTTCGGGCTTGTCCTCCGCTTCGGGCTTGTCCTCCGCTTCGGGCTTGTCCCCATCGTCCTTCGGGACTTCCCCCGCCTTAATCATCGCGAGCACCGCGGCGGCCGCAGACGCGCCATCGCCAGTGCCGCTCGCAATATGTTCCATAGCCGCAATGATTTCCGACTTTTTCATAGTCCTCGTCTCCTCTACGTCCACCGCCGCTAGTGCAGTTACCTGCCACGTCGCCGGATTAATGGTGAGTGCTGTATTAATATACGCAATTGCCTCATTCGTCGTCTTGTCTATATCGTACGCGGGGGAGAAGTATCGCCACTTCGGCGGTTGCTGCTCGATCCCTGCGCGAATTGACGCATCCCAATCGACCGCTACCGCCCAGAGATCCCCATCGCGTACTTCGAGTCTGTGCCACCCAACCGCCGCGTGAGACTCGGGTGGGGCTTGTTTCGACAGCGACATATGGTCGACGTCGAATGAGTACAGATTTCCCCGCAACCCTTGCGCTAGCATAAGTAGTGCAGCCGACCGCTCACTGAAGACGACTGGACCGTGATCCGTCTGATTCTCGCCCGCATGCCAGATCCGAAACGCTGTAGGGGCCGCACCCGGACTGGGTCTCTCGACACCGTCATCGGATAGGATGTCAATGATGGTATCGCATCGGTGCGGACGATCCGCACTCGCCACTACGCGCAGTGTCGCCTGAACAGGAGCAGGTTCCGCGTCAGGCTCTGGCTTTCCGTCGCTATCGCGATCGCCGAGGATTGGTATACCCGCATCGGCACAAATCTGTGCAATGTCCAGCTGGGGTACTTTAATCGATCCGTCACTCGTTTGCACCGCGTGGTAAGGTAGTTCCGTACGCCACGCCATCGTCGCTGCTGCAGCCGCTTGAGATGCCATTGCGACGATATGACTATCGCGCGGCTTACGCGTATTATACTGCATCACCACGCCACCCGCCTGCAATCGCTCGATACCGTAATGCGATAGTACCCACGGGGGGATGATCTGTGTATTAACCGTATACGCAACAGATGCAGCGACTTCGTTAATGATGTATGCGAGTACAGCCTCGAATAGGTCCTTATTCGAGAATCCCGCGCCCCCCTCAGTCGTTCCTACCTGACCGGAGATAGCGATCATATAGTCACGATCGGATCGATCCTGTGTACGGTCGAATGCATCCGCACCGCGACCATTCGATTCGATTAGTTTGACGTCGTATCCCGGTGGAGTGCCGAACACCGAATTGATCCCCCACGCCATCACCGCCTGCCACCACGACTGCGCCTGGTCTTGTGACGCACCAGCGGGAGATACGGCCACGCGCGCGGGATTCGCTAGCTTACTTTCCCACGCGTCTTTCCTCTCCCCTGCGTGATCTTTACGAATATACGCTTTCGCGATCGCGCGCCACTTCCCCGCCTGCCACGGCTGTATCCTACCACCGGGGACGTGTAGTACCCATCTACCATCACCTGGAGTGATTGGTAACAGTGCGGCATTTGACTTGTAATACCAACGATTCTCCGCCCACCGCTGGATCAGCCACTCGGGCGGGAGGCGCACGAAGACAGGGTAATCCCGACCTTTAACGGGCAGTAGTTCGCCAACCCCAACTCCAAGCTCTACCCCATCCGCAATCAGCAACGCCAGCTCCGCGGGGGGGACCATTTCCTCGAACAGCGATCGCACCGAGGCAGTCGGGCTCTCGTGACCAATGTCTAGCGCAGCAGCGAGTTCCGCATCGCCGCGATACTTTCGAGGGAGCGCGACCACGCCGCCACAGAGCGTCGCCAGCTGACCGACGTAGACGGCGTCTTTCCTCGCCGATTTCATCATCCGTGCAGCCCACGAAAGATCCCCTCGATCTGCGGCATACTCCGCAGTCTCCAAATCTTCCATATACCAACGCGTCTGCGTCGTCGGGGGTGGGGCTAGTTGACCGCCCAGCGCTTCGCGTACCGCCTCTACTGCTGGACTATCAAGCGACGGACCAGACGCGGTGGGCGGGCGCTCATACGTCGAGATGCCCAACAGCGCCTGGAGTGCAGCTACAGCACGATCGCGGATTCCCACATCCGTATTGTGACCGGTCGCGCTGTCACGAGCGTGACAATCAGTCCCAAGACTCGGTCGGGATCCCGTACGCCACCATCAGTCGTACCCGCGGCGCGTGCTCGGGACACCGGAGTCCCGCCGACCACGACGCGACAGCAGATCGCGAGCACCGAATCGTCTGCGCCACGGTGACGGCCGGGACTGCGCACAACAGAGCCAACAGTCGCGTCCGACCAATTGATACGTACCGCACCCGTCCGCCTGCGTCTATTACCCTCATCCTCGACCTCCACGACCCGCGTACGGGTCGAACGCGCGTTCCCGGCCACGACCCCCGCTGTATGGATCGAGCGCGCCGCCACGCGCCCGTCCCGGCTCGGGGGGAGGGGACTCCGGCGGAGGGACCGAGACCGCGACAGTCCAAACGCACAGGAGACATGCGTCCCCGCGATCGGGGGAGCGACCGAGCGATTTCTTGATCTCGCGCTTTGGTGTGGCCTTCAAGCGGTTGTGTGTCTCAATAGCTGATCGCCATTCGGGTGCGTGTAGTTCCTTCGCCAGCCTCGCATCTTCCGGAATCGCGCCCCCCTCTCGAATCCACGACGCGAAATTACCATACAGCGCATCCCGTACGCGATCGTACACATCCCCGTCGGGACCCACCGGGCGCTCACTAGATCGCACACCGACGAGCTCGAACGCGTCAGGGTGCTGATCTAAATAGCTACGTAGCGCACCGTACACCCTAGCGCCGACCTGTCCCTCACGATCGACTACCAATATCGGTATCTCCCGATACTGGACATACTCGCGTATCAACGCGACTGTCCACGCGATGATGCTCACCTCATCTAATCCACGCACCGCCTCAATCAGTAGTATCTTTGATCCCCTACGCACAGCAGCTGCTGTCTCATCCCCCTCATCTCCGGGGCCGGCGGGGTCAAGACCTATATACAATCGACCCTCCGCACACGTATCCGCCCACCGCACCTCCGCTTCTGCGATTGTGTGGAGGCTAAATATCTTCCCCTCTTCGGCGAGGACGTGCTGACCAAGTACACGTACCCTATACAACGACGAGTCTACGCCCCACTCTCGTTTCTTCTCCTCGATCCACTCTCGCGTCGCGAGTCCGGGGATTACATCCTGTCCTGTCTGTGCGTTCGGTGTATCCTCACTCGATATCGTCAGAGTGTCGTAAAATTCGGCCTTAGACGCGAACGCCTCGTAATGCTCCCCTTCGGTGCGTGTCGGATTAGAGGTCAGCATAATCCGCGCGCCACCCGCGCGATTACCCTCGATCGCTTCAAAGATGTCCTCGCCAACACCGCTCGCCTCATCTATGCAGTATAGTAGATTCTTACCCGAGATCCCCGCAACCGCCTCCGCCTCGCGCGCCGTGAACCCAACGATCTCTCGATAGTCGTCGGACTTAAGACCACTGCGCGCTAGCTCGTGCATATCCCCCGTAATGATCGCCGAGTGCGGGCACGGACGCGGACCGGCATACCCCGAGATAAGACATGCAGAGCACACACCAGAGCGTTGGTACATCCGCCTAATCTCATGCCACAGAATGGCGTCTACCTGACGTGACGTAGCGCTAGTCAGTACGACACGAGCCTCGTCATAACAGCAGTAAAAATGCAGTGCTATAATTGCAATCGTATACGATTTAGAGACCTTATGCCCAGAGCGAATAGCGATTCGCCACGATCGAGTGTACAAATCGATCATGCGCAATTGCCCCTCCCACAACTGCTCAATGCCTAGGATATCATGCGCGAACTCGATAGGTCTTGTACGGTAGTACTCCGACGGCCATTGGATGCGACTACGCGCCGCCTGCTCGCACGCTATGCCATCTGCCATTGCTTGAGCAAATGTGCGCGCCTCCGGCGTCGTCCGTATCGCGACCTCCTGAGCCTTGGTTGTGGTCACACACGACCCAACGTCTTGGCCTTGATCTTATCGATCGCTCGCTGCGCAGCGTCCTTGCCGTTCTCCGAGTCATATCTCGTGGGGTCAAGTGTATCCCCCGACAGATCGCACTGGATCGATCGACCCCGCACATACCGATAGGCGTGACCCACGTTCGACGCCTTCGACGTCACGCCCCGGGCCTCGATCTCAGTACACGACGGGTGCTTAACCTTCCCCCTGCCGAACTCTTTCGCACCATCCCATAGCGCCTGTAGCACTAACGCTTTGTCGATACCGCGGATATCTACCATAGGACCTCCTACAAAAATGCACGTAACGCGTCCTCTACCGCACGGGCTGCGTCAGGATACGGCAGTAGTGCTTTAGCCACCGCACTAACGATCGCCTGGAATCGCGGTGTCTTCGTAAGCCGCGCCTCGTCTGCTGGTGTGAGCTCGCCGTTGAATCGACCAAAATCAATTACCGCGCGTCGCTCCGCGGCAGCCCACCGCACGAGCTCGGTACTCTGTGCACCTCGAGCCTCGGCAGCTGCACGCTGTCTGCGCATCCTCACCACCAGCAGTCTAGCAGACTCGCGCGCCGCGTCTGGGCCGTCAAGCGCAGGATCAATCAGATCGTCGTGCGGGAATGGTAATACCAGCGGCGGCGGTCGATTCGGAGGACGACCCCCCGGACCCTTAGGTGATGGCGAGTCCGTGTCCCAAGAATCGATCGGTATCTGTAATACGTCGCGCAACGCCGGGCGGCAGACTGCAGGCGGACGCGTCACACCATCACGCCAACGAAACGCAGTCGTGCGACCAACGCCAGCAATTTTCGCAATTGCAGCTAGCGTCAGCCCCTTTGCTTGCAGGTACCGAGCGCCATCATTCATGCACGAGTTACCGTGTAGTTTCACTTCGTTCCCAGAACAGGAATAC